TATTACCATTCGTGAAGATTGCTCAAGACATTTGGATACAACAATATACTGGAACAGATTTATTGAACAAGATTAAAGCGGATATTTTAGCGAATACTTTAGCAGGGAATTATTTGACTATTACTACGACATTTTTAAAACCTATGTTGATTTTTTATTCAATGGTTGAATATTTGCCTTTTTCAAGCTTTCAAATATCAAACAATGGTGTATATCAAAAAGAGGTAGAAAGTTCAACAGCTGTCAGCTATGAGAATATTCAGCTACTTGCTGAGAAGTATAAAAAGATAGCAGAAAATTATTCTCAAAGGTTTGTTGATTATATGTGTTTTTCATCAAATTTATTTCCAGAGTACACAAGTAATACAAACGATGATATACACCCAATTAGAGAGAATTATTATACCAATTGGCACATATGAAAAAGTACGCTCCGAAAAAAGAAAATATTAAAAAATTAGAAATATATCTAAAAAAGATTTATGGCGACGATAAAGATAGAAAACTTAACAGCGAAAACAACCAACCTAACAGCAAGCGATAGGTTACCACTTGCAGAGCCTGATGGTGTTGGCGGTTATGTAACAAAACACGTTACAGGTCAGCAAATGCTTGATTATTTTGAAGCTGAAATAGTTGTAGGTACATCGGGAGACATGACAAAAGCGGTCTATGATACTGATGACGATGGTGTAGTTGATTCAACTGAAAAGGAAGTTTTATTAGTTAGAAATACAACTGGTTCAACGATTCCTAAAGGTTCAGTAGTTTATATTAATGGTGCTACGGGACAAATGCCAACTGTAACGCTTGCGGATGCTGATAGTGAAGCAACATCAAGTAAAACGATAGGATTAACGTTAACTGCGTTATCAAATAATACAAATGGATATATTATTACAAGCGGATTGTTTCATACTTTAGACACGTCTGCCTATGCTGATGGAGATAGCTTATGGTTGTCGTCTACTGCTGGTCAAATGGTTGCAAATACACCACCTGCGGAGCCTGCGCATTCTGTTTATATTGGTCGTGTTGCGTATAGTCACGGAGTAAACGGAAAAATAGTAGTTGCTATTCAAAACGGATACGAATTAAATGAGTTACACGGTGTAAGTGTATCAAGCGAAACAGATAACGATGCTTTGCTATATGAAACAAGTACGGGATTGTGGAAAAATAAAGCTTTAACAAAAAGTTTGGTTGGTCTTTCAAATGTTGACAATACAAGCGATACTAATAAACCAATTTCAACAGCAACGCAAACAGCATTAAATTTAAAATTAGATATTCCTTTAATGCCTATGGTTACAGCTCACGAAGTATTTAGAGGTGTTAACTATGCGAATAACTCAACTACTGAAACAACAAGCGGAGGTATTACAATAGCTACAACAGGATCAACTATTGCACGTTCAGTGGCTTCTACTTCATACGCAACTAAACAAATTAGAAAAGGTTTTTATGCTTCAGTAGTTTCAGCAGGACGTTATACAGGAACACGTGGAAGTGCTTTGCTTTGGTATATTGGTGGAGGTTTTAGATATGTTTGTGAGGTTTATATTTCAGATACTGCTTATGGTAGTGGTTGCCGTCAATTCTATGGAATGATAGGGCAAACTACTGATTTAACCTATTCTGACTCCATAACCGTTGCAAGTATGCTTAACGTTATAGGTGTGGGTAGTGATGCAGCGGATACTAATTTACAAGTTTTTCACAATGATGGAACAGGAACTTGTACAAAAATTGATTTAGGAGCTAATTTTCCTGCAAATAGAACTTCTGGAGCTGCATTGACTACAACCTATTCAATTGAATTATTTAACGAAAATGCAGGAATTACTGTTATTTATAAAGTTACGAATAACGAAACAGGAAATGTTGCAGAGGGAACATTAAGCACAGATTTACCTGCAAACACTCAAGGATTAAATTTCACTGCAAGTAGATGTATGGGTACAGGAATAACAAACACAGGACAATTTGATTTAACATTATTAGGAGTTTACAGCTTATGATTTACACTTTAGAATGCATTACAGATGTTTTAAATGCAGAACAAACGCAATTATGGGTAAAACCTATTCCGATGGAGATTTGTCACTTTGTTGATTCTCATAAAATAGTTTTAACAAGTGAATTAACTCAAACTATCATTGATGATTTCATAAGCGAACAAACTCCATTATTGTTTAATAAATTTCAAGATATGGAAAATGTACCATTAGAAATTAGACAACAATACACACTTAATTAGTTATTAGATTATGGAATGGTCAGATGGTATATTTAACTTAATAGGATGGGGTAAAAGTAATTCTGAAGGAGATAACCTCATCACAGAAAATGGACAATTCTTTTTTTATGAAAATGAAGAAGTAATTATTACACAATCACCAACATATGAATTGAACGGATGGGGTTCTGTTTATGCGGTAAGCTGGTCAGGTTTAACAAAATTATCAAGATAAAAATATGAAATTTACAGAATTAACAGCAAAAGGTAGTTCAATAGTAGCTACGGATATATTAGCAATTGCAGAAGATCAAGGAGGAGGTGTATATACCTCTAAATCTATTACAGGAGCTAATATACTTAATCCAAGAGTTCAAAGCGTTACAAGTGCTGCGACTGTTACAGCTACGTCGACAAATGATTTAGTTAAAATAACAGCACAGGCGGAGGCTTTAACATTGGCAAATCCAACAGGAACATTTACCGAGGGACAAGCTTTATTGTTTAGAATCAAAGATAATGGAACTGCTCGAGCTATTACCTACGGAGCTAAATTTAGAGCGTTAGGTGTCACTTTACCTACTACAACAACAATAAGTAAAACAACTTATTTAGGGGTAATTTACAACGCAACGGATGACAAGTTTGATGTATTAGGAGTTAACACAGAAGCATAATGAGAAATTATTATTCTTTAATAAATAGTATGGGTAGTGGTGCTGCTGCAATAGATGCGGATGCTCAAGCATTCATCACAGCTGCTGCAATTACAGACTCAACACAACAAACAGCGATTAACACGCTTGTAACTGATTTGAAAGGTTATGGTATTTGGACTAAAATGAAAGCTATTTACCCATTTGTAGGTGGTAGTGCATCAACTCATAAATGGAATTTAAAAGACCCGAGAGATTTAGATGCATCGTTTAGACTACAATTCAATGGTGGATGGACACATAGTTCAAATGGAGCTTTACCTAATGGAACTACTGCCTATGCTGATACTAAATTAACCCCATCTTCAGTATTATCTCAGAATAGTACACACATATCTTATTATTCAAGAACAAATAATATATCAGGAGGGGTTGATTTTGGTACACAGAATTCATTATTCACAAATCAATTATCTCTCGCTATCAAAGAGACTGATGGTAAAACATATTTTAGAATTAACCGTGGTGGTACTGCTGAATCAAATATGGTTCTTGCTGATTCTCGTTTATTCTATATTATAAATAGAACATCTTCAAGTCAAGAGATTTTATTCACAAACACAACTAAAAACACATTTAATTATAATTCAACGGGATTAGCTAATTATTCTTTATTTTTAGGGGCGTTAAATAATGTAGGTTCTCCATTATATTACGGAACTAAAGAATCAGCATTCGCATCAATTGGTGATGGTTTATCAGATACCGAAGCAGCAAACTTCTACACGGCAGTACAATCATTCAACACCACATTAAATCGCCAAGTATAATGAAAGTGAGACAATTAACAATAGAGCAAAAAAACATTTTAGCAGGTCAGACCTACGATGGTATTCAATATTTCAACCCTACATTAGATGCTGATGGAAATTGGTTTATCTCAAATGAAGAGGTTAACAACTGCACACACACAGGAGTAACAGAATGGATTCATGACTTACCCGAAATAGATTATAATCCTGTAATAATAGAAAGACCATGAAACATTTAATAGAACGTTGGAATAAGCCTACTCCAAAATTTTGGAAGAAAGTTCAAAAAAATGGTTTAGCACTTTCAATTTTAGGGGGTGTTATAGTGAAGTTTCAACCTTTAATAGGTGGAATAATAATTAGTGTAGGCTCAACAATTAGCGCATTAGCTCAATTAACAATCGAAGATTAATGGAATGGATAAGTAATATAATTAACTCGAAGTTGTCGCCTATAATGATATTTGTATTGATATTGTTAGGTTTGCTATTATATTACTTTCACAAACCAATTGTATCGTGGTTAACATCTTTAGTAAAGAAAGAAAAAGAGAATAAAATTAGTGATCTAAAATCGCATGATATTTTTAACACTTTACAAAGAGTTAAACAAGAAGTTTCATTTATGAAGTTTTACACCAATGGAGAGTATGACGCTACTAAATCTCGTATGTGTAATGACTTCGCAAAGTTTAAATGCAATGTTTGTAGTGATTATTTTTATGAGTTCATTTTAAAAGATTTCACAGGTGTAGACTTCGACCAATTAAAACAAATGGTATTAAAAGAAATGTGGGGAATGCACGCGGAGTATGTTAAACAAACACGTGCATTTTGGCTTTCTAAAGGTATTAAAATTGAAGATGTAGACTACATTATAGAATTGTTTGAAAAGTTCCGCTACGATGTTGTAGTGAGCTTTCAGCATAGAATAGAGGCTATTTTTGCAAGTACTCACCACGATACAACGTTTGACAAGATTTTAGCAGTATATGAAATGTACGCAATGGGGATCGATTTGCTTCCAAAAGATATGTTGACTACATTTGAAGCATTAAACGGAAAATTTAAAAATATCAAATATGAGTAATGTTAGAAGTTATACAACAGACCAATTACTAAACAAAGTTAAGGCTTTACCATCGTTCAAAGCTTTTCCACAAGGATATTGGATTCTTGGAGTTAGATCAAATGAAGACGAGCCAAACAAATTTGACGATAAATTTTACATTTTTAGAGCTGAAGAATTCATCAAAGTAACATCAGGAACTACGAATCCTGGAACACCAATTTTAAAAGGTGGTTTTCTTGAATATAACAAAGTTGGTGCAGCAGTTGTTAAGTCTGATGAGTGGTATTACGGAATGTGGAAATATGGACTACATAGAGGTAAAATGCCAGCACTTGTGCAAGTTGGTGAATGTCTTGTATATCGTGACGGAGATAAAGACGCTAAAAGTGAGGAAATCGGTAAACCTATCAAAGGTTTGTATGGAATTAACTTTCATTCTACAAGCTACGACCTAACCAGTCACGCAGTTACTCAAAACATAGGAACTTGGTCAGCAGGTTGTGCAGTATGTAATAACATAGAACAGTATAAGATGATTATTAATATGATTAAAAATGAAATGCGAATTTCTTATTGTTTAATCAACGAGTTCTAATTTTCATAAACAATACAATATCAAGAGGTTAATAGCCTCTTTTTTTGTGTCTTAAAATATTTAATTATTTTTTTTTTATTTTTTTATTATTTATTCAAAATAAGTTATTATATTTGTTCTATAGATAACCAATTAAAAATTAGAAATCATGAAAGCAAATTATTTTTATTACGGAACACCAATCACAAGATCAGAATTTGAAAGAAACGTGCCAGCAAATTGGATAGAAGAAATTGAATTCTTCGAGTATAGTTGGGGAGGTTACAAAGCAGTATTAATTGATTAAAACAAAAAAGCAATGGAAAGCGAAACAGTAAAATTTAGCATCACTCAAATAGATTCTGTAATTAAAAGATTAGAGGAATTAAAAGAAGATGTTAAACAGCTTGAGACATATGAAAAATATGCTGAAAAAAGGCTGATGATAGAGTTAAAAAAAGGAGGTATAATTTCATCAATAACAATGATATGAGCAATTTAGGATTAATAATAGTTTTAGTTTTAGTATTAGGTTTTTATAAAATAATGTCATACCAAGACTAATGGAAAGAAAAATACAAGATATAAAGAGAAAAGTTAATACTTTTTTAGTAGCAGGTTGGAAACTTGAAGAAATTGCGGAACATTTAGGAATGTGTAAGAAAACTCTTCATAGCTATTACAAAATGGAATACACCTATAAGGTTGTAACAATGGGCTACAAAAACGAACCTTACGCAACTGAGGGAGAAATGATACAAGGTTTTAAATGTATCTACAATGATTTAAGTAATTCAGAAAAAGAAATGTACAATAGTTTATGAAATACGCAATACAAATATTAGAAAACGAAATAAACATGATACAGCGATGTTTAACCGAATGGGAAAGTAAAGAGCATCAAGAAGCAAAGAAAGAGCGTGAGAAACGCTTAAAAGAGCTAAACGAAGCATTAAACAAATTAACCAATAAATAAAAACAAAATGAAAGCAGAAATTTTTAACGACCATTTTCAGAATTTTAAAAGGTATCAAATACCAAAAGCACAATTAATCATAGCTGATATTCCTTACAATTTAGGTGTAAATGCTTATGCTTCAAATCCAAGTTGGTATGAAGGAGGCGATAATGCAAATGGTGAAAGTGATAAAGCTGGTAAGTCTTTTTTTGATACAGATGAAAATTTTAAGCCTGCGGAATTTATGCACTTTTGCAGTCAATTATTAAAAAAAGAACCTAAAGAAAAAGGACAAGCACCATGTATGATTGTATTTTGCGCATTTGATCAACAAATGTACTTGATAGAATTAGCTAAAAGATACGGTTTAAATAACTATATAAATTTAGTGTTTAGAAAGAACTTCTCAGCACAAGTTTTAAAAGCAAATATGAAGATTGTTGGTAATTGTGAATATGGTTTATTATTTTATCGAGAAAAGTTACCAAAATTTAACAACAATGGAAAAATGATAATGAATTGTATTGATTGGGAAAGAGATACAACAACTCCTAAAATACATCCTACTCAAAAACCTGTAAAATTATTAGAAAAATTAATTGAAATTTTTACAGATGAAAATGATGTGGTAATAGATCCTTGTTGTGGAAGTGGAAGCACATTATTAGCAAGTATAAATAAAGGGCGTAAAGCTTATGGTTTTGAGATAAAAAAGAACTTTTATAATGATGCTAAGAATTTATTAGAAAACCATAAAACTACAAAACAAGAAATTGAAGAATATGGTTTTGCTAAAACTGAATTAGAGAAAATTAACCCAACTTTATTTTAATGAATAAACTTATACAATGGTTAAAAAGTATTAACCAACATTTAATAAAAGTTAGAAACCAAAATTTGTTCTGATGAAAATAACAGATAAAATAACAATAACTAACGAGGACAACATGGAGCTTATGGCTCGTTACCCTGATAAATCGGTAGATTATTCCTTTACAAGCCCTCCATACAATAGAAAAAGAAACGATAAGTATAATAATTTTACAGACATTAATAATGAGTATTTAAAAATGAATATTAATGTTATAAACGAGCTGTTAAGATTAACTAAAAAACACGTGTTTTATAATATACAGGCTAATTTTTACAATCGTCAAGACGTTTATAAATTAATTGGTCATTTTAGTGAAAAAATTGTTGATATACATATTTGGGAAAAATCAAACCCAATGCCAGCAAGTGGTAAAAATATTACAAATTCGGTAGAATACTTCCTAATATTAGGTAACGAAAGTTTAAAATCAAACTTTACTTATACAAAAAATATTTTAACAACCTCTGTAAATTCAGATATGCCAAAAGACCATAAAGCAGTTATGAAATTAGATGTTGCAGAATATTTTATAAGAAATTTTACAAAAGAAAATGATATTATTTTAGATTGTTTTTTAGGATATGGCACAACAGCGATTGCTTGTTATAATTACAATAGAAATTTTATAGGTTGTGAAATATCTAAAGAGTATTTCGAAAAAGCTATGCAGCGTATTAACAATCATACATCACAACAAAAACTATTCTAATGATTACAAACTTTGAAGAAATAACGCACGAACTTAATGCGGAAACCGACCTAACAAGTCGGTTTTTTTATGATGTGTACTTTTTAAAAACAATGTGTACTGACTTAAATAACTACAAAACAATATATTAACACAAAATAGTACGAAGTACACTTTGAAACCTTATATACTATATATATTAGGGTACTATAATATATATATTTAAATAAAAAATATATTTTACAATTACCATAAAACTATATGTTGCTAAAACTAAAAAAATGTGTACTTTTTATAAATTTTTGATTGTAACTAACTGAATATAAATTAATTAATACAGTACACATTTAAGTACACATTAAGTGCGAATCATAAATTATACACCTTATTTATAATTAATATAAATTAATGTGTTGTTGTATCAAATTATAAATATTTATTAATTTTGCAATGTCGAGTAGTGCCGATAATATAAGAACTTATTTAGAAAAGCCTTGTTTGATTGGTAGCACTACCCATGACGACAGGGCTTTTTGATTTTAAAAAAAAATAAAATATGAGTGTTGATTTTTACAAAAACAAAACTTCAGTAGTTCCAGTTGGAAGACCAAGGGAAGCTATTTATTACCTTGAACGAATTAGAGAGGGAGCAACAAAAAAAACTATTGATTTGTTAAGGTCAGAACTTGATAAAAAAAATAGAGATGCGATAAAAGGAACTTTATCTGCTGTTACATTTGCTGGAACTTTTACCACACGAGGAAAAGATAATTTAAAAAAAGCAAGTGGTTTATGTATATTAGATTTTGACAAACTTAAAAGCTATGATTTAGTTTTAGAGTTAAAGGATAAGTTAACAAAAGACAATTATGTTTATTCTACTTGGATAAGTCCATCGGGAGATGGTTTAAAGGTTTTGGTTAAAATACCTTGTATAGAATCCAATGACGAATATAACAAATACTATAAATCAATTGTAAAGCATTTTGAATGGGTAAACAAAGAGTATGGAGATAACACAATCGATACTTCAGGACAGGATATTTCGAGACTATGTTTTGAATCATACGACCCAACAATTTATATTAATTTAGACTCTGATTTATATGTTGACTTTGAAAGAACTGAACTTGTTGAAATAAACAATACTTTAGGAGTTGTTACAAACATTCCTTTAACAGACCAAGACCAAATAGCTAATAGGTTAATGGTATGGTTTAAGAAGTCTTACAATGGTGTAAATCGTAATAATTCCTTTCATAAATTAGCACTTGCATTTAATGATTTTGGTGTTGAAAGATATATTGCAGAAAGATATATTTTAGCAAATGAACAAAAGGATTTTGATAGAAAAGAAATATTAGCATTAATAAATTCTGCTTATAAACATACTGCAAACTTTGGTACTAAACATTTTGAAGATAAGGTTAAATTAAAGACCATTTCAAATATGATTTTAGTAGGCAAGACAAATGACTATATAAAAAAATCATTTCCTGACTTAAGCGATGAAAAATTAGATGCTGAGATAAATGCACAAAAAAGTAAAATTGACGTTAACAAATTTTGGAGCCACAATGAGGATGGAAAGTTAGTAGTTTCACACCATAAGTTTAAATTCTATTTAGAAAATAAAAACTTTTTTAAACATTTTCCAATTGATAAATCAAAGACTTTTACATTTATAACTAAGGAAGGTAATTTTGTAGATGAGGTAACAGAGTTTCAAATTAAGGATCATGTATTAAATGAATTGTTAAGTAGTGATAGTTTGGAGCCTTTTGATTTATTAGCAGGTAGTACAAAGTCTTTTACACCGCAATATTTATCAATGTTAGAAACTGCTAAATTTAATATTGAAGAAGATGCTGCAGACTTTGCGATATTATATTATCGTAATTGTGTAATCAAAGTTTTTAAAGATGGTTATCAAAAGATGAACTATGAAGATTTAAAAGGTTTTGTTTGGAAAAAACAAGTAATTGACCGTGACTTTATAGATGCTGACCACCATAAATCAGAATTTAGAAGATTTCTTTGGTTAGCTTCATCACAAAATAAAAATAAATACGAAAGTTTAAAATCTGTTATTGGTTATTTAATGCATTCATACAAAACAAGTGCAAACAATAAAGCAATAATATTCAACGATGAAACAATTTCAGACAATCCAAACGGTGGTTCTGGTAAATCTTTATTTTGGAATGCTTTGGGTAAAATGAAAAAAGTATCCGCAATAGATGGTAAAACCTTTGAGTTTACTAAATCATTTCCTTATCAGTCGGTACCTGTTGATACGCAACTTTTAGTATTTGATGACGTTAAAAAGAACTTTCAATTTGAATCTTTATTCTCATTAATAACAGAGGGTATAACCTTAGAATATAAAGGGCAGGACGCAATCAAGCTACCTGTTACTAAATCACCTAAAATAGTTATTACAACAAACTATACTATTGGAGGAGTTGGTGGTTCTTTTGAACGTAGGAAATTTGAAGTTGAAATGAGTAGTTATTTTAATGCAAATCATACACCTTTAGACGAGTTTGGTCATATGTTATTCGATGACTGGGACGAAAATGAATGGGCAAGATTTGACCATTTTATGATTAATTGTCAAAAGTTTTATTTAGAAAAAGGATTAGTACCATTTGACTTTACAAATTTAGAACATAGAAAATTGATAAATGAAACTTGTTCCGAATTTTTGGAATGGATGGGAGATGGAAATGTACAAGAAAATAATAGATTAATAAAAAGTGTTTGTTTTGAAAATTTCTTACAAGAGCATAAAGATTTGAGAAGTTGGCTAAAGTCTAAACGTTTTACAATTTGGATTCAAAAATATTGCGCATATTATGGTAAAACTTATAACGAAGGAAATTCAAATGGTCAAAGATGGTTTGAAATAACTACAAATGATGAATTTAAAAAAGTAGAAGAATGTCCGTTTTAAAATTAAGAGATTACCAGGAGCAATACATTTTGGATTTACAAAAGTCTTTTCAAAATGGACATAAACAAGTTATTCTTTGCGCACCAACAGGCGCAGGAAAAACTATTATGTTTTCTTATATGTGCAAAAACGCATTTAATAAAAATAAAAAGATATTAATTCTAACAGATAGAAAGGAGTTATTTTCTCAGTCAGATAGTATAATTTCAAAATTAAATTTAATTCCACAACTTATAAAACCAAACTCAAAAATAGATTTAAACGAAAATTTATTTATCGGAATGGTTCAAACAGTAATGCGTAGAATTGAATTATTAAAAGAGTGGATTTATAGTTTAGATTTTATTATAATAGATGAAGCGCATAAATCTATTTTTGATAATTTATTTGAACATATAAATAAAAATACATATGTAATTGGAGCCACAGCCACACCTCATCGAGAGGGTAAACAAAATAGTTTAAAAAAATATTATACTGATATAATACAAGTGATTGATACGCCTGAATTAATCGAGAAAGGTAATTTATCAAAGCCATCTTCTTATGGTGTTAGAGTAGACCTAAAAGGTGTAAAAACAAAAGGAGGTGACTACGATGAAAAAAGCATGGCAGATAAATATTCAGAAATTCAATTGTATCATGGAGTATATGATAATTATACAAGAATATGCAATGGAAAAAAAGCATTAGTATTTTGTCCTAATATTGATAGTTCTATTGAGTTAGTAAATTCATTTCAACAAAAAGGATTGCCAGCTAAACATGTAGATTGTTATATGGATAATAGAGATGAAGTTTTAGAATGGTTTGAAAATACACCTGGAGCAATATTATCAAACTATGGTATATTAACAACAGGATTTGATTGTCCGACAATTGAAGTTGTAATTTTATATCGTGCTACTAAATCTTTGCCTTTATTTTTACAAATGGTTGGACGAGGCTCGAGAGTTACACCAACAAAAAATGAGTTTACAATATTAGATTTTGGAAATAATATTAAAAGACATAACTATTGGGAGGATTCAAGAATATGGAGTTTAGACAAAAAAGAAAAGAAACAAGGAGAGGCACCAATTAAAGAATGTCCTGAATGTTTAGCTTTATTACCTATGAAAATTAAAGAATGTAATTATTGTGGTTATTGTTTTCCAAAAACAGAAAAAGAAATTGAAGAAGAATTAGTTGTAGAACTTGAAAAGCTATCAAATGATAAACTTAAAAAAGAAATTGAAACAGCAGATTTTAAAAAACTTCATTTAATAGCAACTGCAAAAGGCTATAAAAAAACATGGATATTTCATCAACTTAAAACAAATAAAGATTTTTTTGATTATGAAAAATATATGAATTATAAAAGTGGATGGGCAATTAGACAAATTTTAAATAGAAGTATATGAAGACAGAGTCAAAAATTCAACAAGAAATAGTAATGTGGTTTAGAAATAATTATTGTTTACTTCAACATAATCCAAGAAGTGTAATTTTTTCTGTACCAAACGACTCAAAAGATGCTAAAGAACAAATGAGAAAAAAAGCCACAGGGCTATATGCAGGGGTTTCAGATTTAATTTGTATTCATTTTGGTAAAGTATTATTTATTGAAGTGAAAGCAGATAATGGAATACAATCTCCTAGGCAAAAAGATTTTCAAAATATAGTTGAGTCTCAAGGATTTGAATATCATTTAGTTAGGAGTTTAGATGAGTTTAAATTAAAAATAAAATAAAAAAATAGTTGTTAATTAATTATTTTATATTATATTTGTACCATAGTTCTTTGACATCGCGGGAAAATAAAAAAAAATCAAAAACAATTTAATAATGGATATAACACACGTACAAGAGTACTTCCGTGAGCAGATTGCCGCAGGTACTTATGAGATTATGGGAAGGTTTGGAAATAAAATCTTTCTCGAAGTAGAAAACAGACCATTCTGCATTTATGTAGGCACTCGACCTGAGTATACAACGCAAACAGGAAACATATGCGACAATTACATAAATTTAGGAGCATTTACAGAACAACAAAAAATAGATATTTATGACCGAGAAAACTGAAAGAAAAGCACTTACTACTTTATCAAAGAAAGCAAACGATCAAGTAAAGAGAGTAAGAACAATTGATAACTACATTAATCATAGTTATGAGATGAAAGGGTACTACATTAATTTAGCCTGTGAGCTAATGGAGTTGTTACCGAGTGAAACGATTGAGAAATATTTAAAGCTACGAAAATGATTTACGGAAAACTATTAAAAGCAAAAAAGGAAATTGGAAAGGTTTTTAAAAATAGCAAGAACCCACATTTTAAAAGCAATTACGCTGATATAAACGCATTATTAGATACAGTTGAACCTATCTTATTAGAAAATGGATTGCTACTCTTACAACCAATTATTAATGGAAAAGTAATAACACAGATAGTTGATGTTGAAACAGGAGAAAAGATTGAAAGCATAATTGAATTAGATGGTACAATGAACGCACAGCAACGTGGGTCTCAGATAACGTACTATCGTAGATATACTTTACAGAGTTTATTGAGTTTGTCAACAACGGATGATGATGGAAACTTAGCAGTGCAACCAACTAAACCTTTAATGTCAGACGCACAATATGAAAAGTTTATTGAACGTTTACAAAGTGATTCAAGTATAATTGACAAAGCACGTAAACAATTTCAATTTACACCAAGTCAAGAATTAGAAATAAAAGAGATTTTAGGATGAGTAGAGTTTATGATTACTACCGGACACCTGATCAATCGGAAGTAGAAGAACAAGAACGTCTTGAGTATTTAAGATGGTATCAAGAACAACAAGAAAAACAAAACCAAGAAAAAAGCAAAGAAGATGGAAAATAAAGATAAAACAGCATTTTATAATCCGAACTCATATGGAGATGATGGTATTGGCTTAACAAAACGTGAATACTTTGCTGTAATGGCAATGCAAGGATGGATATCTTGCCAACATGATGGATTTACAGGAGATGAATTTACAATTGCTATAAGAGCTATTAGATGTGCAGATACTTTATTAGCAGAGTTAGAAAATAAAAAATAAAATTAGAAATCATGGAAAAGAGCCTTTACAAGATTAACGCTGAATATTTAGAACTATTTGGTAAAATAGAATTAGCAGAGGGTGTGTTGACACCTGAGTTAGAAGAGGAGTTGATAATTAAAAAATCAGAGTTAGAAGTTAAAAGCATTGCGTATGCAGAAGTTATCAAGCAAAGAGAAAGCTTTAACGTACGCATAGATGAAGAATTAAAGCGATTACAAGCATTAAAAAAGCAAAACGATACATTGGTATCAAGGCTTAAATCAAACTTGTTACAAGCTGTAAATATATTTGGAAATTATGAAGCAGGATTTTTAAAGTTTAGCACTCGTAAATCTAAGCAAGTTGTTATAGATTACGATGTGAATGACCTACCAAAGCAATATAAAACGGTTAAAGTTACAGAAACAGCGGATAAAGTAGCAATCAAGAAAGCAATCGAAAGTGGTCAAGAAGTTTATGGTTGCAGATTAGTTGAAAACATAAATCTTACAATAAAATGAAAACATTAATAATAGGAGGTTGGTTAATGCTAACCTCTTTAACTTTTGAAGCTACATATTACGGAGGTTCTTTTCATGGAAACCTAACATATTCAGGTGAGAAGTTTGATAAAAACAAAATGACTTGCGCCTCAAATCACTTTAAGATTGGTACAATGTTAGAAGTAACTAATCCAATTAATCACAAGTCGGTTGTAGTTAAGGTAAACGATAAAGGGCAAATGAAAAACAATGTGATAGACCTATCAGAAAAAGCATTTAAACGCATTGCTTCGCTAAAAGAGGGAAGAATTAAAGTAACAATTAAAAAATTTGATGAATTATGAAAACTAAAAAACCAGTAAAAAAGCAAATAAGAAGCTTAAAAGATTTGCCTGAGAAACAACAGGAAATGTACAAAGAGTTTTACCAACACATTGCACGAGCAATGATGCTTTGTCAGTCGGCAATTCATTCGTTAGATGACGTAAAAAATAACGCATTTAATAAACATATGCTAACAAGTACTATAAACACGTTTATGCGAGGGATAGAGCTTTATGCTGATGTATTCGTTGAAACGAACAATATTGACATGGTACAATCATTTAGTAATATAGTAGAGCAGATTGATCAATTTAAACAAGAAATAAAAGTTTCAATAGTATGAGTAATCCGAAAGAAAAAGCAATTGAATTAGTTTGGAAATTCTACCACAATATTGAGCATACTATATCAAATGAGTACGCAAGTGAAGATTGGGAGATTGCAAAACAATGCTCTCTAATTGCAGTTGAATTTTCACGTGAATTTATCACAGGTGATTTAAGTGAAAGATTTGATAAAACAATGTATTTATTAGAAATTAAAGAAGAAATAGAAAAGTTATGACACCTAAAGATAAAGCAATAGATTTAGTGAATAAATTTTATTCAAGATATAATAACGTTCGAAAAAATAAGACATTTTCTGTAGAGCAAAAGAGAATGGCGATAATTGCAGTTGATGAGATACTTAAATTAAATCATCCATATGTAATTGTATATGAAAGTTTTAAAGATAACGTAATGGATATTATGACTCAAAAGCATTATTGGCAGGAAGTAAAAACAGAATTAGAAAAATTATGAAAACAGCAGTAGAATGGTTATGGGATGAATTAGAATGTCTTATCCCAGCCGAATGTCAAGAAGCTTATGTACAAGCTAAAGAAATGGAAAAAAAGCAATCTGAAAAAATGTATAGTGAGGAAGAAGTAAAATTAGCATATAATGAAGGTCAAGTTTCCATTATAAGTGCAAATTACATTAGAACAGAAGAATGGTTTGAACAATTTAAAAAGAAATAGTATGAAAGTAGAGTTAATATCAATATTTGGCAACGATGAAATGGTTGTAGATTGCGCACGTGTATCTTATCAGAAAGATTCGGCTAATTATTCATCAGAACAAAACGAAAAGTTGATTAATTTCTTGTCAAAGAACAATCACTGGAGTCCATTCTCACATCCACGTTTACAATTTAGATTGCAAATTCCGATTTATATAGAAAGGCAGCTTGTGAAAACTCAAGCAGGTGTCGAGTATAACTCGGTAAGTGGTCGTTATGTCGATTTTTCAGATACATATACGCTTATTCAAGAATGGAGAAAACAAAGCAAAGATAGTAAGCAAGGTAGTGCTGAACCTTTGAGTTTTGAGATACAAGAACAATGTAATATTATTGAACATAACGTTGTTGAGTTTTGTAAACAAGCATACAACGATTTAATAAAATTAGGCGTAAGTAAAGAACAAGCAAGAACAATACTACCTTTAAATCTTAACACAACTATGATTTGGACAGGATCACTATATTCCTTCATTCGATTATGTAAGCAACGTTTAAAACAAGACGCACAGCAAGAAACACGTGAAGTAGTTGAAGAAATGTTGAAACAAGTAAAAGAAAATGGAAGTTTTTACATGAGTTTAAAAGCTTTTGAATTATAACGGAAAATAATAAACGTATGTGTTGGTGTGTGGTTAAAGTGTTCCTCTGGCTAATGGACAAGTACCATAACCGTAAGTGCCTAAAACTTACCATACCACGCTACGGGCGGAACACGCCAACATTACGTTTATTTATTGTTAGCAAATCGTTTTAATGTTTGCTAACGTTTTGCAGCTAAACGCTGCGGAGCGTAGCGGAGTTGCGATTTAGGTGCTGTTATAGCCCCCGAAGGGTTTGAGTTAAAAATTTAAAAAAGAAAAAAGAGATGGCGAGCGTAGATAAAAAACAAATTAAATTATTCCTAAAAGAAACTGGATATACGGAATACACTAATGAACATGGAGTAAGAAAAAATTATAAAAATAGAAACGAATGGAAATTTGTATCTATTGAACAATTATTAAAAGATTTCGCAAAATGGCAAAAAAGAAATTATTAGTAACATTTAGTGGCGGAGAAACCTCTGCTTTTATGGGACAATGGCTAAATAAAAATATGCAAGATAAATATGAGATGCTTTTTGTGTTTGCAAATACTGGCATGGAATCAAACGAAACGCTTGATTTTATTAATAGATGCGAAATTTTTTTTGGTATAAACGTAAATTGGATTGAAGCAAAAGTTTACCATAATGCTAAAAAAAGTTGTGGATTTACAAAGGTTGATTACTTAACAGCTACAAGGAATACGGATTGGAAAACAAGAACCGACACACCTTTTGAAGAAGTAGTTAAAAAATATGGAATACCAAACCACTCAAGATTACATTGCACAAGGGAATTGAAAATGAACCCGATTAAAGCGTTTGCTAAAAGTATATGGGGAAACGAAAAATATTATTTAGCATTAGGAATAAGGATTGATGAGATTGATAGAATGAATGCTAAAAAAGAAGAATTACGTTTAGTTTACCCTTTGATACAAAAAGAAATGCAGCCAATGACAAAAAAACATATTAATTTTTGGTGGGCAAATCAAGAGTTTAGACTTAATTTAAAAGGGTATCAAGGTAATTGTGGGGCTTGTTATAAAAAGAGCGATAATAAGTTGATGCAAATGGTTTTAGATGATGTAAATTACTTTGAGTTTTTAGCATACTTGGAAGATAAATATGGAAATCCAAACGGAAAGATACCGCAAAAAGTAAAAACTATTGAGGTAGATGAAAACGGTGAAGAATATGAAATTTGGGGATTAGAAAAATTGCCGAAAGAAGAATATAAAAATGTGTTTTTTAGAAACTTTATTAGCGCAAAAGAAATGATTGAAAAGGCAAAACAATTTAACGGAACTATAATAGATGACCACATTGAAACAGAAAGCTGTGAAGTATTTAGTAGCTGTGGTGATTAAAACCTTTTACAAATTTGAAAAATTTGAAGCGTGCGTTGGCTTTTTCTTTTTTAAATTTTTAATTGGCTATAACACGCATATATACGCAATGCGTATATTAATTATAAATTATTAAATTTGAATTATGAAAATAATAGGAGAACTAATTAAAAAATTTGATTCAGAAAAGATTTCTGATAAATTCACAAAGAGAATATTTGTTTTAAAAACATTAGATCAATATCCTCAAGAATTAGCTATACAGCTAAACAACGATAGATGCTCGTTAATTGATTCTGTAAGACAAGGAGAGCAAATTGAAGCAAATATTAACCTTAAAGGTCGTGAATCTAATGGTAAATGGTATAACACTTTAGAATGCTGGTCCTTAAACATTCAAACAGCCGACAAAGAGCGTATCGAAGAGCTTAAAGTTGAAAGTAATAATCAAGATTTACCCTTCTGATGAACGCACGTAAATTAATATTTAATCGTTTAACAGTAATATGGAGTGGTGTATCACGCATCGCTCCTAAATCTAAAGATGAGTTATTTTGTAAACGATGGAAGCAACGAGAAAATAGAAAGGGAGTAATTAAAGAAAAAAAATACATTAACGATGAGCAAGACTGATTTTGTGGTTGATAAAGTAATACAGAAATTTCGTGAACGTTCACAAATAGGAATAGAAAAATATGGTAAAACTTTGGCAGAAAATAACACTGACAATTTTCTTAATCATCTACAGGAAGAGCTGATGGATGCGGTTAACTACATTGAGAAACTAAAAACTCAAGAAAGTAGTGAACTATTCGATAACATTAGAAAGTGGTTTGATGAAAAAGAATTAATCAAACAAGAGAACGCACCTAAACAGATGATGAAAGTTATGGAAGAGCTTGGAGAGTTATCCAGTGCGATAATCAAAGGTAAACGTGACGAGGAAATAGATGCTTTTGGTGATGTAATGATTACACTTTTAGGTTTATCTTATATGCGAAACGTATCATTAATGGCTTGTACACGATCAGCGTATGAAGTGATTAAACAAAGAAAAGGTAAAGTAGTTAACGGATCATTTATTAAAGAATAATGGAAGAGCAAGAAATAAGAAACAAAATAGAAGAGTTGAAAGCAACTTTAACAGGTGAATTGTTAGAAGATTGCGAAACTCAAGCACAAATCTACGAGCTTAAAAAACAATTATCACTTGAAACTAATAAGACAATTGAAGAAATTGACGAAGAAGATGGTGATATTTGTCTTAGTTGTGGATCATAGTTAGTATATTTGTATTGCTTTTAAATGGTTTTATCCTCACATCGTATTGGTGTGGGGATTTTTTTATTATATTTAACACGTGAACGCACACTTAGAAATTTTAGCAAGACACGATGAAGATTGGAAACGTATAGTTCGTTCCTTTGGTCATTCAGAACATTACGATGATATTGTTCAAGATTTCTACATGAAAGTATACAACAACAAAGTAGTTAAAGTAATAGAAAACAACCAACCTAATAAAGTTTACTGTTGGGTGATACTACGAAACCTATACTTTGACTATCATAGGTTAAACAAAGAACACATAAACATTGATTTAATCAGAGATTTAGTTCAAGAAGATCACATGGAGCTAAAACGAAAATGGGAAAAAGTATACAATACCGAAGAAGAAACAAAAAAAGACTTCCATTGGTTTGATCTAATGCTTTGGCAACTTTACACAACTACTGATTTATCTATGCGTGACATAGCACGAGACACTAACATATCATTAAAAACTATCTTTGCAACTTTAAAACATTGCAGAGAACAAATACAACATAAATTATGGCAAGAAGAAAATCAAAAGGACTCGGAGATAGTATTGAAAAGTTCACCGAAGCAACAGGAATTAAATCCGTTGTAGAAAAGGTTTCAGAAATTACTGGTTTAGATTGTGGATGTGATAAACGAAAAGAAGCACTAAACAAACTATTCCCTTATAAGAAACCTGAGTGCTTTAATGAAAACGAATTAGAGATTCTAAGCGCTTATAAAGAAAGAAAGCCTGTTACTATTTCACCTGTTGAACAAAACGCAATTAACAAGATATATGCACGTGTAATGAAAACAAAGGTTGAATATACAACATGCGGTTCTTGTTTAGCGGATAGATTACACCAATTAATGAGGCTATACAATGAGTATTAAAGAATTGTACAACTACATTTATATAGAAAACGAATTCTACTTCGGTGGAATAGAAATAATATATTTTTTAAACTAATGAACTACATAGCAATAATAATATTTTTAATACTAACTTGGTTACTATTAACAATGTATTGGTATCATGTAGTATTGAATTGAACTCAAATTTTTTCAATTTATGGATAAAAGAAAATACAACGGAGGACATTCAAACGGAGGAAGGAGGTCAAAGGCAGAAGAACAAAACCTTATAGAAAAACTTTCACCATTAGAAGAGTCAGCACATATGAAATTAGCAGAGGCAATTGATAGCGGAAAAGATTGGGCTATTAAAATGTTTTTTGAATATATGTACGGAAAGCCTAAGCAACAAACAGACATCACTACAATGGGCGAAAAGATACAAAACATTATACATTTAGGAAGTGGAATAAAACCTGAGTAGTGGAGCTATTAATCAAACAAGAATATGCAACTTATTACCTAAACGATAAAGAAACAAACGAGGTTCTTTATGGAGGTGCTGCAGGAGGAGGTAAATCTGCTTATGGTTGTTTATGGTTAATATCAATGTGTCAAACGTATGAAGGTTCACGATGGTTAATGGGACGTTCTAAACTTAAGACATTAAAAGAAACAACACTAAACACTTTCTTTGAGTTAGCAAGTGAATTAAATATAAGCGATGAGTTTAATTATAATGCTCAATCAAATGTTATCTATTTTAAAAATGGTAGCGAAATAATACTAAAAGATTTATTCCTTTATCCTTCAGACCCACATTTTGATAGTTTAGGTTCTTTGGAGATTACAGGGGCTTTTATAGATGAGTGTAACCAATTATCCTATAAAGCTTGGCAAGTCGTTAAATCAAGGATAAGATATAAATTAACGCAATTTAATTTAATACCAAAAATGTTAGGTACTTGTAACCCTGCTAAAAATTGGGTGTACAAAGAGTTTTACTCACCATTTAAAAATAATACCTTATTACCTTATAGAAGATTCATCCAAGCTTTACCAAAAGACAATCCTTATTTACATCCATCTTATTTACAATCATTATTGCAATTAGATAAAAATAGTAAAGAAAGGTTGTACTATGGTAATTGGGAATATGATGACGACCCAAGTACATTGATAAGCCAGGATTCAATTGTAAATTATTTTACACCTACTCACTTAAAAGGTGAAGGTCAAAAGTATATGACTATTGATATTGCACGTAAAGGAAAGGATAAAACAGTATTTCGTATTTGGCACGGTTGGTTGTGTATAGAATCGTATAGAATAGATAAAAGTGGTTTGGATGTAGTTGTTCAGAAAGCGAGAGATTTTCAAATTAAACATAGTATACCATTGACTAATATTGTTGCGGATGAGGATGGTGTTGGTGGTGGTGTTGTCGACTTCTTAAAGTGTAGAGGATTTGTTAATAATTCACAAGCAATAAAGGGAGAAAACTATTCCAATCTAAAAAGTCAATGTTCTATACTTACAGCTAAAAAAATTAGTTCAGCAGAAATGGGAGAGCTATGTAATGACAAAACAATAGTTGATATTGTTACAGAAGAAATGGAGCAAATAAAATTAAAGGACATTGATAAAGATGGTAAACTAACAATTATTCCAAAAGAAACAATAAAGGAAATGATTGGAAGATCACCCGATGAATGGGACAGTATAATGATGAGGTATTATTTTGAATTACAACCAAAAGGTAATTATTCAATTGGTATACGTTAACAACTAAATAGGTTATTTAATTATGAAGATAGAATTGAATGTTCCTGATAATTTGAGTGAAATTACACTTAAACAATATCAGAAGTACAACACGATAGCAACAACAAATGAAGACGCTACTTTCATCACTCAAAAGATGATTGAAATATTTTGTAATGTATCTTTAGCAAATATTGTAAGCATGAAAGCCACAACTATAAATGAGTTGATGGCACACTTTAAGAAGATATTTGAAGAGTCAAGAGCATTCGTTCAAAGATTTACAATAGAGGGTATAGAGTTTGGTTTCATTCCTAACTTGGAGGAAATAAGTTTTGAGGAGTACGTTGATATAGAAGCAAACATCACAGACGTAAATAAGTTACACAAAGCTTTATCTATACTTTATAGACCGATTAAAGAACGTAAAAAAGATTTGTATACTATCGAATCAAAGGACAGAGGAAAAGACTTTACAGAGGTTTTAAAATATACGCCTTTAAATATTGCATTATCAGCACAGGTTTTTTTTTGGACTTTAGGACTCGAATTGTTGAAAGCTATCCCAAACTATTTGGAAGCACAGACGAGGGAACTCCAGACTATACAGCAAAGGGACAATTTAGCAAACAATGGGGATGGTATCACTCAATCTATGACTTATCTAACGGAGACATTACAAAGTTTGACGAAGTTACAAGGCAAGGACTACACAAGTGCCTTACACTATTGACATATAAACACGATTTAAATAAAATAATACAGCAAGAAAATGACAGGATATTACACGCTCATAGATAAACTAAAAACTATTTTAGACCAAGAACCATTTATCAACACGATAACAAAAGGAGGTATTGATCAAGTTGACTTGCAAAAGGTATCACTTTATCCAATTTGCCACATATCAATTAATAATTCACGAATAGAGGGCAGTACAATTGTTTACAACGTTTCGTTTATATTGATGGATATATTAGACCACAACAAAAAACAAAGTTCACACGTGTATTACTCACACGATAACGAGGACGATATAATAAACCAAATGAACGAACAAGCAATTAGAATCTACGAACTATTTAGACGTGGTGCATTTCACAATAATGGAATGCAGTTAGTTGATGAAAGCGCAAATATTGAATATTTTTCAGATAGGTTTGTAGATAAGGTTGCAGGGTGTACTTTGACTTTAGACGTTGCTCTTTACAATAATGGTACAATATGCTAAAAGATGAAATAATACAAGAATTAGAACGCTTTAAAAAATATGTATTAAGCCAATCACGAGCTAACTTAACGAGAGGTGGAAAAAACGTTTCTAAGAAGCTTTATAACTCAATCAAGGGTGAAACATTCGCAAGCAAAAAAGCTTCGTCTATTGGTTTGTATTTTGAAATGGAAGACCACGGAAGCTACCAAGACCAAGGGGTAAAAGGTAAAACTTCAAGTAACCGCGCTCCAAATTCACCTTATAAGTTCGGAACGGGTACAGGGCCCGAAGGAGGTTTAACGCAAGGAATTAAAGCATGGGTAAAAGCAAAGAGAATACAATTTAAATCAAAAGAAGAAGGAGCTAAAGGAAGATTTTTAAGCTACGACCAAACAGCTCGATTAATTACACGTGCTATATACAACAAAGGGTTAAAACCAAGTTATTTCTTTACAAAGCCATTTAACAATGCATTTGAAAGATTACCAAATGATATAGTTGATAGATATGGTTTAGTTATTGATGAATTACTAAAACAACAATTAAAATGAGTTCTTTTTATAAAATATTTACAAGGTCTCCTTATATAGTTTCAATAAATGAAACTTTACAAACAGAGGCAAAGATTGAGATATTTATTTCAAACACAATCGGAACGCTACCTGCATCACCTCAATATACTTTAACTAAGCCTATACCGAGCAGTAATTTAACAGAAATTACATTTGATATATCACCTTATTTTAAGGAGTTTATAAATCATTCTATTCCTCAAACATTAAGTGCAAATATAGACAGTTTAAATACGAATGAATATGCTTATGGTCTTGTTATTACTTATGCGAATACAGGAAGCGGTTTAGTTGAGGTAGAACAATTTTATATAATAGCAACAAATGGATATACTTCATTTGAAGATGGTGCTAACCATGACAACGCAATAGCAGGTATATACGCAAAAGAAGGTACTTACTACTACAACCCAAACAGCTTAACAGCTGAAAGAATAGGACAGATTGGTTTATTTAAAGTTTTTGGTACATCACCCGTTACAAGTGCGGAATATGTTGATTTATCTGATGGTACTGTAACCACTGTTGATACAAGTACAAATAGTTTAAACCCTTCACAATTTAGATTGATACCAAAAGTTTTAAGCGCATATTATTATGTAGGTAATACTTTAACTTTAAAAAATGGGTCTACTGTATTAAGAACATTTACATTTAAACCTATTATCGAATGCAAATATACACCTGTTAAAGTAGATTATATTGATAAGTTTGGGATGTGGAATTTCCTTTGGTTCTTCAAATCATCAAACGAAAACATTTCTACAACTTCTAAGCAGTACAACCTGAAGCAATCTTCATGGAATTATGATCCTATATATGGTGTATCTAAAACTTTTAATAAGACAGGACGTAAAACTTTTACATTAAACACTGGATGGATGGAAGAGGATAGTAACTTTCAAATAGAAGAGTTGATGTTAAGTGAACGAGTTTTAATAGATGGTAAACCTGCGATTTTGAAAACAGATAAAACAGAATTGTTTAAACATTTGAACAATAAACAATTTAGTTATCAAATGGAGTTTGAAGTGGCTTACGATTTAATACAGAATGTAAAATGAGGCAAGTTGATATTTGGATTGAGAATGAAACTCCAGGAGTATATGACAAAATCGAGCTATTCCAAGATGAGGAAATTATCATTAATAGTTCGATACAGAATGTACAAGATATTTCAAAGGTTTTTACTGATTTCTCACAAACATTTACCATTCCTGCGAGTGCAGAAAATAATCGAATATTTAAGCATTATTATGAGAATGCTATTGACACTTCAATAAATCCAAACTATCGAAGAAACGCATACATTGAAATAGATTTAAGTCCATTTAAAAGTGGAAAAATAGCTATCGAGAAAGCGAATATTGTCAACGATAAAGTAGAAAGTTATACGATTACATTTTACGGTCTTGTTATATCATTAAAGGATAAGTTTGAAAAGTTTAAGTTGGTGGATTTGGATTACTCGTCTATAAGTGTTTCAAATGATGTCGGTACGGTTTCATCTTACATTGATACATTTACAGATAATGATATTGCATTTCCATTAATATCTACTCAAAAAGATGAAAATTGGAATTATGGTTCAGGTGGAACAAATGATATTAGTACAACTGGAGGAGCTATTAATGTTAATTATTTAAATCCTGCTTTACGTGTAAAAAAGATTCTTGAATTTATACAAGATAAATGTGGTGTAACTTTTACAGGTGCATTCTTAAATGATAAAAGATTTACAAAAGCATTTCTATATTATCAAAACTCACTTACAAAAGAAAAAAGAACTCAAGCAATAGCATTTGATTCATTAACTGTAAACAATTATTCAGACCCTTATAACGGTGAAAGTACAACTGCTTATAATGAATTGTTAAATAATAATAAGGTAACTACATATTGGATTAATCAAGGAGTACTAACAACTATTAAAGGAAAATTAGAATCTTCATCTTTGAATGAAAAAGTATTTATTGATTTATATGCTAATGGTACTTATGAAAGAACTATTGAGGGAGTTACAAATACTGACATCATAATTCTGAATGAACAAGCTTATAAAAGCAAACAAGCGATATATACTTTTAAATTTAGAACTGAAAATAGTTTAACAGGCAAAATGAAAATACAAGTTGTTAAACCTTATGTCAGTCAATTTAATGGTGGATTTTTAGTAGGTGGTGTTAAGTATATTAAATTAGGTGCAGAAAGTACAACTTATATTTGGTCTAATAAATATGATTTATCTGATTACGCTCCTGATATGAGTGTTGAAGATTTTGTTACATCTATAATTAAAACATTTAATCTTACAGTACTTCCTAAATCTGAAACTGAATTCGAGTTAATACCTTTAGATGATTTTTATTCAGTTGGTAAAATTTACGATATAACTCCATATGTAGACATAGATGACATTACAATTTCAAGAATACCATTAAGTAAAAAGACAATTTTTAAACACGAAAAAACAAACAATTTACTGAATGAGGAATATTACAATAATACAAAAGGGATTCGAGAATATGGAGACTATCTAAATATTGATAACAACCTTGAAGAAGGTGAGTTTACAATCGAGAGTAAATTTGGCGATATTCTAACTGAAAAGATAGCAACTAATATGTATATAGGTTATGCGTTAGATAAAGCCTTACAACCATCTATACAAGCTCCTTTGTTGTTATATGTTGATGATACATTGTTTAAAACATTGTTTTTAACTGATGGGTCAATAAATGTACCTACATTAACGTATAGACCATTCATTCAAGAAACAACAATAAACGGTACAAGGTATTCAATACATTTTTCAAATGAATTAAGCGTTAAGGATAACACTACATTGTACAACAATCTTTTTTCACAATATTACGCATCTTATTTCTTTGGGCTAACGAATCCAAAAAACAGACTTACAAACGTTACGACTACTTTTCCTTTGTCGCTACTTACTAAAATAAAACTTTATGATCGTTTAATTATACGAGATAAAAGATACATAATAAACGACATTAAACAAAACTTAACCACGAGTGAAGTTGAGTTGAATCTGTTGCATGATTTTAGACAGCTTATCAATGCAACGTTACCAAATGCTTTACAAAGTGGTGGTCAAATGTCTTTTATTATGCCTGCGCCTGATGGAGGTAGCGCACAAATGAACTTTGAAATATCATTGGATACAGAAGATGGAATCGGATACGAAACAGAAAACGATTTATTATTACTAACGGAATATTCTCAAATAGTAAGTGGAGGAAGTCAGTTGGTTACTATCACATACCCACCAATTCAAGAAACAACTTATTTGATTGACAGTTCAGGAAATGAATTAATCACAGATAACGAATTAAACATAGTTTCAAATGAAGTCACAGGAAACTATTTTACAATTGATTTCACGCTATTCTATGAGGATGGAAGCGAATATACACAACCTTATAACGTATTTTACGAATGATACTAAACATTTTACAACTATTAAAAGTTTCTGATTTCTACGGACAATCGGAACTAATCGACATTGCCAAAGGTCGCAATGAGTTAGACTATTCTATTAAGAAGACGTACAAGAGAGAAAAAAGAAAGTTATTAAGTAAAGCTTATAAGAATGGCAACTAAGAAAGTTATAGAGATTGAGGTTAAGGATAATGTAAATGTTACATCAGACCATTTTGAAGATTTAAACAAAGAAATTAAATCTGTAGAAAGTGAAGTAAATAAGCTAAACGATTCAATTAGTAAAGGTAATAGTAAAGCTTCAGAATCTTTTAAACCATTAAAGGCACAATACAGAGAAGCTCAAACTTTAGTAGCTGAATTAAGTGCAAAATTTGGGGCTACTTCTGAACAAGCAATACAAGCAGCAAAAAGAGCAGGAGAGTTGAAAGATGCTATCGGAGACGCTAAGGCTTTAACAGATGCTTTTAACCCTGATGCGAAGTTTAACGCTTTATCTTCATCTATTGGTGGTGTAGTAAGTGGTTTTAGTGCTTTCCAAGGTGGTTTAGGTTTATTAGGTGTTGAATCTGCAAAAGTTGAAGAGACTTTATTAAAAGTACAGAGCGCAATGGCTTTGTCTCAAGGACTTCAAGGATTAGGAGAGGCAAAAGATTCATTGTTACAATTAGGAGCTGTTATAAAAAACCAATTAGTTACAGCATTTAGTACTTTGAGAGGTGCGATTATATCTACTGGTATTGGTGCTTTAGTTGTTGCAGTTGGTGTGTTTCTTCCAAAAATATTAGAATGGGCTGATTATACAGGAAGAGCGCAAAGAAAACAAGAAGATTTAAACAATAGTTTAGAAAGACAGCAAAGAAAAATTAGTGAATCAAGAAAAGAGCTTGAAAAAGATTTAGATTTCAGACTTAGATATGCTAAAGCATTAGGGAAATCTGATGAGGAACTTGCTAAAATAAAAGAGGGAAATACTAAAAAAACAAATGCAGCTATTTACAATGAAATTGAAGCAGCTCGAAAAAGATTAAAAACATTGCGTGAAGTTGATTTAGGCGTTATGGCTTCATCAAAAGAAGAGTATCAAGAACTTGTAAAAAACAATAGAAAAAAACGTGAAGGAATTGTTGAAGAAATAAAAGCTTTAAAAGAAGAAATAAAACAAAACGACCAAAATATTTTAATTGATAAACTTGAAAGCAATAAAAAAGAAGTACAACAAGACAGAACGTTAAAAACTGAAAAGGTTAAAATAAAAAAAGAAGAGCGTGCGGAGTTAGATGCAATTGATACTTTACCATCAAAGAAAATACAACAAGTAATTGATAATAGTACAAAAGAATTAGAGTTAAGAGGTAAACTAAATGAAATGATATTGGAACAAACTTTGTCGCCAATAGAATTAGAAAAATTAGCAGTTGAAGAAAAGTATTTATCCTTACAATCACAAGCTCAAAATAATGCTGAAGTACTTGCAGAAATAGAAATTGCTAAAACAAACGACCTCGCAAAGATTAACGAAAAGTACAGAAAAGAACAAGCGCAAAAGGATTTAGAATTACAACTAAATAAAGTACAAATAGCATCAAGTACATTTAGTGCTTTAGGTGCTTTGACAGAAGCGTTTGCTGGTAAAACAGAGGAAGAACAAAAGAAAGCGTTTGAAGTTAAGAAAGCCTTTGACATAGCACAAGCTGTTTTGGATGGTTATAAATCAGTGATGTCAGCTTATGCGCATGGTAGTTCAATAGGTGGTCCTATATTAGGGGGTATTGAAGCAGGTGTTGCGGGTGCTTTTGCTATTGCTCAGATTCGTAAAATTGAACAATCTACATTTACCCCAAGTACTCCAAGCGTTGGAGGTGGTGGCACAGGCGGACAGCAACAACAAGAAAGAATACAAGCCCCTACATTCAACGTAATTGGAGAAGCTAACCAAACACAACAAGTAAGTGAAAAACCTGTTAAAGCTTATGTAGTGAGTGGAGAAGTAACAACACAACAATCTTTAGACAGAAATAGATTACGCAACGCAACGCTTTAAAATAGTTATTAGGTTATGAAGGAAGTGGAATTAAAAATATCTGATGAGTCAGTTGATGGAGTTTTCGCAATTTCATTAGTTGATCGTCCTGCAATTGAAGAGGAGTTTATTTTATTATCAAAAATAGATGTTCAATTCAAAGTTATAGATGAGTTAAAACGTGAAGTTGTTGGTTTGGTTTTAGTGCCTAACAAAAGAATACTTCGCATGATGAATGGGGAGAAATTTAATATTTATTTCTCTGAAGAAACAATTGCACAAACTCAACTATTATGGATGAAAAACAACTACTCTAAAAGTGCAACTTTAGATCATGAAATAAAAACGGATGGAGTTACATTCTTTGAAAGTTGGATAGTAGAGGACGAGAAACAAGACAAATCTAATCTATACAACCTAAACGCTAAAAAAGGTAGTTGGGTAATAAAGGCAAAGATTGAAAACGATAAGGTGTTAGAGGGTATTAAAGATGGTACTTATAATGGTTTTTCAATAGAGGGGAAATTTGATGGATTAAACCAATTGTCAAAAGTTGACGAGGAGTTAGAATTAATTAAGGATTTTTTAAAAAGTATATAAAATGGAAAAAAAAGTAAAAGCTCCTGCAAGTAGAAAAGGAGGTAAACAAGCGTGCTTATGTGAAGATGGTACATACAAAAAAGAATGTTGTAACGGTAGCACAATAGCACAAGGTATTTATTCGGTATCAGAGCTATCAACTGCTGAGATAATTCACACAATTACACCTAAAACTTTTGTAAACGGCAACGAAATTTAAACCAATAGTTAATTAGTTATGAAGACAGAAATTTTACAAGCAATAAACACGCTAAAAACTTACCTTGGAATGGAGGTTAAGTTAGAGCAAATGAAGTTAGTTGATGGTGCAACTTTGGAGGCTGATAAATTCGAGGCTGGTTATTCCGTATCTGTATTAAGTTCAGAGGGTGAAATGGTGCCTTTGCCTGTTGGTGAATATGAATTAGAAAGCGGAATGATTTTAGTAGTTACAGAAGAAGGTGTAATTGCTGAGGTTAAAGAAAAAGAAGCAGAGCAAGAAGTTGAGGTAGAAGTTGAAGCATCAACAGAAACTAAACAAGTAGAAGCACAACCTAAAAAAGTTGTTGAATCTAAAGAGTACCATTTTTCTTCTGAAGAGATTAAAGCATTAATTGATGAAGTAGAGAATTTGAAAAAAGAAATCATTGATTTGAAATCTGAAAAGTACGTTGAAGAACAACCTACGGACACAGTTGAATTTTCAAAACAAGAAGAAGTTAAACCAATTTCGTACAATCCTGAAAACACAACTTTTATGGATTGGACTGATTTAACTCCTAAAGCTCCTATGAGTGGATTAGATAAAATTTTAGAAAGAATTTACAAATAAACAAATAAACAAAAAAAGATATGGCTACAAGTTTATCATTAACGACAAGTTACGCAGGTGAATCATCTGCAAAGTGGGTATCTGCTGCATTATTAAGCGGAAATACCTTAGCGAATGGAGGTATGACAATTTTACCTAACATTCCTTACAAAACAATTTTGCATAAATTAGGGACTGATGGGCTTCTTAAGAATGCAACGTGTGATTTTGACCCAACGTCAACTGTAACTATTACAGAACGTTCTTTAACGTTGGAGCAATTCCAGGTAAACGTGAATTTGTGTAAATCAAACTTTATCACTTCTTGGCAATCTGCTGAGATGGGGTTCAGCGCTAATAAAGTGCTTCCTAAATCTTTTCAAGATTACTTCTTAGCTTATATGGCTGACAAAGTATCTGCTGATGTTGAAACATCTATTTGGAGAGGTGCTAACGCAACTGCAGGTCAAGTTGATGGTATTGCGACTTTAATTGCTGCGGATGCTAATTTACCAGCTGCTCAAGAAATCTCAGGAACTTCTGCAATTTCTGCTGCTTCTACTGTAATTACTGAGTTAGGTAAAATAGTTGATGCAATTCCTGCTGCATTGTATGGTAGAGAAGATTTGAGAATTTATGTTCCTCAAGGGGTAGCTCGTGCTTATGTTAGAGCTTTAGGAGGTTTCGGAGCTTCAGGATTAGGTTCTAATGGTGTTGACAATAAAGGTACACAATGGTATTCTATGATGAATGACCTTTACTTTGATGGTGTAAAATTATTCGTTGCAAATGGATTAGCTGCTAATACTGCTATTGCTACAACTATCGACAACCTTTACTTTGGTGCTGGTTTAATGTCTGACTTGAACGAAATCAAAGTTATAGACACTTCTGAGATTTTAGGAGACCAAAACGTGAGATTCGTAATGAGAGCAGGAATGGCTGTTAACTATGTGAACGCTGAAGAGATTGTTACATATGGTATTACAAACTCAGCTAACTAATATTAACTAATTGTAATTAGGGTGGTGCAAAAAACACCGCCCTTTTTTTTTGAACTTTAAAAATATAAAAAAATGAGCTGTGAAATTTTAATCGGACGAGCTGAAACGTGTAAAGATTCAGTAGGAGGTCTAAAAAATGTTTACTTTATTAATACGGTACCTGTTGCAACGTTTGACACTACACCGGTAGAAGCAACTGACGTGATTTTAAGTGCTACAGGAGTGACTCAATTGTTTAAATTTGAACTTAAAGCAAACGAAAATACATATGTTGAAACTATCGTTTCTGATAGAAACAATGGTACAACTGTATTTCAACAAGCTTTAAATTTAAAATTAAAGAAACAAGATGCGACTACTCATAAATATCTTAAATTGTTAGCTTATGGTTTAGTTAGAGTTGTAGTTGAAAACAATTCAGGACAATATTTTTTAGCAGGTTTAGACAGAGGGATGGACGTTACAGGAGGAACTATTACAAGTGGCGGAGCCTTAGTTGATCATAACGGATACACCTTAACTCTAAGTGGTGAGGAAAGAATGCCTGCGCCTTTCTTGAATTGTACTTCTGAATCTACCTTAGCAACTTTATTTGCTTCTGCTACTGTTATTAGTGATAATTCTTTAGTTGATTAGTCATGAGCTGCGAGCTATTAATCGGACGTACAGAACCATGCAAAGACAGCATTGGAGGTCTGAAAGCTGTGTATTTTTTCAACGAAGAACCTACTGTAACATATTATACAAATGAATGGAATGATGTTGGGACTTCTGATGTTGCCCTTCAATATCATGACATGGTGTTTTGGGTTGATGACGTTGTAAACTTGTATAAATTTGAACTTAAAGCGAACGAAAATAGTTACGTTGAAAATGTTTTAAGCGACCGCAATAATGGTACAACTGTTTATCAACAAGTGCTAAATATTAAGTTAAAAAAACAAGACGCTACAACGCACAAGTATTTGAAGCTATTAGCATACGGAAAAGTACGAGTTGTGGTAGAAAACAATAATAATCAATTGTTTTTAATGGGTGTAAAATTTGGTGCTGAGGTTACGGGAGGAAGTATAACATCAGGCGGAGCCTTACAAGACCATAACGGATATACTTTGACGCTAACAAGCGAAGAGTTGAAGCCTGCTCCATTTTTAGCGCAACAATTAATTAATACTGCAACTTCAAATTTGGGAGTATTTAGAGATGGTGTTTTAATTACTGATAATTCTTTAGTAGATTAATTAAAATTAATACGATTAGACCCTGCCTTTTATGGTGGGGTTTTTTTGTTTGAAACAAATTCATTTAAAATGGTTATTAATGTATGAATATAGTTGAGCCAATAACAACAAGTCAAAGTTTCATAATTAGTCCGAGAGCTTCTGTAAATAGGTTGCGAATAACGGATAAAGAAACAAATATTACTGATGTTGTAAACGTTACTTCTGTAGTTGGAAGTTATCACACTACTGTTACGTTTGCTTACTCTAAATTAAAAGAGGGACATGTTTACAGAATAGAGCTTTATGATACAACATTAACAGAGCCTATTTACTATAAGGGTTTAATGTTAGCAACTGCAAATGAAGATGATTATTCATTGAATAAAAATTACTATACACAAAATACTACTATAAATGAGTTTACAATTTTCGAATAAAGTTATCGAATTAAGCGCATACGTACAGCCCAAAATAAGCGAAGATAAGAGGGAAGATTGGGTTAATTATGGTGAAGATAATAACTATTATCAATTCTTAATTGAAAGGTTCTTAAACAGCGCAACAAACAACGCTATAATAAACAATATTTGTAAATTGATTTATGGTGAAGGGTTGTATGCAAAAGATTCTTATCAGAAGCCAGAAGATTGGGCGAATGTTATTAGCATTATTTCACAGGAAGAACTAAAAAAACTAATCATTGATTTATATTTATTAGGTCAAGGAAGCTTACAAGTTCATTACAATGACAAACACAATAAAGTAATTGAGATTTTTCACATACCTCAGCAACTTTTAAGACCTGCAAAATGCAATGAAGATGGGGAAATAGTAACTCAATACTACTCAGATAATTGGCAAGACGTTAAAAAATTCAAACCTAAACCATTTCCTGTTTTTGGTACATCAAAAGAAAAGATTGAAATATTAACTATTCAACCTTATAGTGTTGGAATGAAATATTTTAGCTATGTTGATTACCAAGGTGCTTTAGATTATGCTGTATTAGAGGAAAAGATAGCAGAATACCTTATAAATGAGGTAACTAACGGATTTAGTCCAACGACTGTACTAAATTTTAACAATGGTCAACCTGCGGACCAAGAAAAAGACGACATTACTAACAGAATAATGAACCAATTAACAGGTTCAACAGGAAAGAAGTTAGTTGTATCTTTCAATGACAACGAAGCGACAAAAACAACAATTGATAGTGTACCTTTGAACGACGCTCCAGAACATTATGCTTATTTAAGTGAAGAATGTAGAACTAAAATAATGGTAGGTCATAACGTGGTTAGTCCATTAATATTTGGTATTGCTACGACAACTGGATTTAGTGCAAATGCGGATGAGTTACAAAATTCTTTCACTTTGTACGAAAACATGGTAATTAAGCCAAAACAACAGCTAATTATCGATTCTTTAAAGAAGATTTTTAGAGTTAATGATATTAATTTAGATTTAGCGTTTAAGTCTTTGAATCCTTTTAAATCGAGTTCTTCAGAATTACAAACTTTGTCATCTCATAAAACTATTGATGATTTAGACGTTACAAAATATGCAATTGATGAAGATTTAAGCGACTATGAAATGATTTATTGTGAGGATGTAGATTACGAAACGGAAAAGTATTTAGACGAACAAATAAACGATTTAAACAATAGAAAAGAGGGATTTTTAAGTTCTGTATTACATTTTGTAAAAACAGGTACAGCAAGACCTAATACAAAAAGCGAACAAGATGGTGAAATATTCAAATCTCGTTACAGATATGTAGGAGATACATCGGAAAAAAGTAGAGAATTTTGCGTAAAAATGACTAATGCAAATAAATTATATCGTAAAGAAGATATTATAGCTATGGAAAGTCAATCTGTAAACACTGGTTTTGGTCCAGAAGGTGCTGATAACTATTCAATTTGGTTATATAAGGGCGGAAAGTCATGCCACCATAGATGGCAAAGAGAAATTTACCTTAGAAAATCTGATGTAAATTCACCACTTGCAAAAACTTTCACTCCATCACAAACTCGAAAAAAAGGTGAAATACCACCAACAAATAATAAATTGGTATATACAAGACCTATTGATATGCCTAACCAAGGCGCTTATAGAAAATAATTTTAAGATATGGCAGAAGCACTACTAATTAACAAAACAGACATCGCTAAATACACGTCTTTGGATGGTAATATTGATTACGATAAATTATTACCATTCGTGAAGATTGCTCAAGACATTTGGATACAACAATATACTGGAACAGATTTATTGAACAAGATTAAAGCGGATATTTTAGCGAATACTTTAGCAGGGAATTATTTGACTATTACTACAACATTTTTAAAACCTATGTTAATTTTCTATTCAATGGTTGAATATTTGCCT